GACATCACCCCGCCCGCGTGGTGCAAATCTGACCGGCTGAAGCTGTTACAGAAGCTCGTCGCTGAAAACCGCGCCGCTGGCGTGGCTATCCGTCAGGTGGACGCCGATCAATACGCCGAACTGGCAGACGCCATGATCGAGCGGCGGAACGAAACCGACGGGCGTACCAAGCTGGCCTGGGGCCGGCAGATTGACGAACTCCGCAGCCAGCTAAACATCGGGCCGCGCAACCGGCAGCGGGCCGGAATCAAGGACACTCGCAAGCCTACGGCGCTATCGCCGACTCTGGCGCTGATTGCAAGGGCGAAGGGTTTATAGAAACACTGCCGAGACGGCGGGCGGAGAAGAACGTGCCGAAAAGGATTGATTTGACCGGCCAGCGGTTTGGGCGGCTGGTGGTGACCAGTTATTCACATACAGAAAAATGCAAGGCTGTATGGAATTGCACATGTGATTGCGGGGGATTTGCAGCGGTAGCGGCGGAATCACTTCGATCAGGACACACCAAAAGCTGCGGATGCCAGAAATACGCCAGGCCTAAGCGAAGATTGAATTTAGTAGGGCGCGCGTTCGGTCGGCTCACCGTTGTGTCGTTTTTTGATGTCCTAAAGCAACAAACCAGGTTTTTGTGTAGGTGCTCTTGCGGTTCTGAGCGTGTCGTTATTGGCAAGCAGCTGAAAACTGGAAATACCACAAGTTGTGGCTGCTTGCGTACTGAGACAGTAAGGCGAGTCCTGGGAAAGCATTGGAGCAATAAATCGCCATATATAACAAAGGACGGTTACATGACAGTCGGTGGGAGGGGCATACACCGATTTGTTATGGAAGAGCGGGAGGGCCGCCCACTCCAGCCGTTCGAGCACGTCCACCACAAAAACGGCATCCGCACCGACAACCGGCCGGAAAACCTGGAGCTGAAAGTCAAGCCGCATGGTGCCGGGCAACTCCCTGAAGACATCATCAAGGCGACGACGCCGGAAGAAATGGAAGTAGTGTTCAAGCTCGCGCAGGCTTACGCAAGCGTCATAGGCGCACAAGTGGTATGGAATCCTCCTATTTCGACGCCGAAGCCGTAAATACCGCCTGCGCCTTCGCCGAAACGCTTACGCTCACGAAGTCCACAAAGAGCCGGCGCCCGGAGCCGCTGGTACTCCTGCCGCACAGCAAAAAACTGGTAGCCAACATATTCGGCTGGAAACGGGCTGACGCATCGAGGCTAATCCGCAAGGTATTCGCCTCATTCGGCCGCAAGCAGGCAAAAACACAGACCGCCGCGATAATCGCGCTGATCGTATTTTTCCTAGACCCGGAGCCCGAGCAAGAACTCTATATGGCGGCAACCGACGCGCCGCAAGCGTCGATCTGCTTCGAGGCCATCTGGTCGATGATTCGCACGAACCCAGCGCTGTTGGAGTTGGTCGAGCCGACGCTATCGCAGAAAAAGATTGTCCATCGGGAAACCGGCTCGATTATCCGGGCGCTATCCGCTGACGGCAAGGGGAAGCACGGTTACAATCCCTCGCTTGTTGTTTTTGACGAGCTGCACGCCTGGGGATCAGCCGAGCAGGAGCTACTGGCCGCGCTCACCACCGGCAGTATGTCACGCCGGGAGCCGCTGGAAATCATCATCACGACGGCCGGCAGCAATCAGGAAACTATCTGCTACCGGGAATATGAGTACGCGAAGCGGGTTCTCTCGGGCGATGTCACGGACCCCTCCTACCTGCCGCTGATCTACGAAGTCCCAAAGGACGCCGATTGGACCGATAAAAAGCTCTGGCCGTTGGCGCTGCCGCTGCTTGAAACCGGCCACCAAAAGATCGAAGAGTACGAGCGCAAGTTTGACGAGGCCATGGCCCGCCCGGACCTGCAAAACCAGTTCCGGCGCCTGTACCTCAATCAGTGGACCTCGGCAGAAACCCAATGGATTCCGATTCACGAATGGGACGCCTGTGCCTCACCGACGCCGATTGACTGGGCGGAACTTCGCCGATATCCCTGCTACGGCGGGCTCGACCTCGCCGCGGTACACGACCTCACGGCATTCGCGCTGTGCTGGCCGGTGGGCGAAAAAGTTTACTACAAAGTCTGGGCATACCTGCCAGGCGAGCGTATCGAGGACCGGAGCAAACGCGACGGCGTGCCCTATGCACAGTGGGCGGCTGACGGCCAAATCCGGCTTACTCCGGGAACTACAACCGACTGGCGCTATGTCACCGCCCACATCAAAGAACTGGCCGACGAGTACGACATCAAGGCCATAGCGTTTGACCGCTACGGGGCGCGCGATACCGCCCGCGAATTGCAGGACGCTGGCTTAGACGTGATCGACTTCGGGCAGGGCTACCAGTCAATGAGCCCGGCCTGCAGGCGGTTTGAAAAGCTGGTGTATGACCGGGCCGCCATCCACGAAGGGTCACCGCTGGTCCGCTGGTCTGTGGACTGTACACAGATCACGCAGGCGCCGGGCGACCTCATCAAGCCGGTGAAGCCCGAGCGGATGAAGAACTCGAAGCGAATCGACCCGGTTATTGCGATGGCGATGGCGACGGGGATTGCGATTCTGACGCCGCCAGCACCTGAAATCTTTTTCTCATTTTCATGATCCTATCCACCATCAATAATCTACGGGCGAAAGCCGCCGGCTATCTCATGCCTGCTGGCCACACGTTCCGTAATGGCGCATTCGAGCGCATGTGGGGTGGCGTGACGAATGATAGCGGCGTGGCCGTGACTGAGGAAAGCGCGTTGCGTTCCGTGCCGGTTATGCGGTGCGTGTCCCTGATCGCTGGCGTAGCCGCAGCGTTTCCCATCGACGTTATCAAACGTGTAGGTGACCGGCGCGAGAAGCAGCAAAACCACATCGTAGAGCGGCGCCTGGACTGGGAGCCGAATCCGGAGATGACCGCCTATGACCTCCGCTTTGCGGCGTGGGCGCACTATCTCCTGTGGGGCAACTCCTACTGCCTGAAGGTCATGACCGGGCCGCGCCTATCTGCGCTGTGGCCATTACATCCGGCGCACGTGGAAATCAAGCGCGACGACGACACAGGCGCGCTGCTGTACATCTACACGAGCGGCAAAGAGCGCAAGGTGTATTTCGCGGATGAGATTCTGCACGTCCGAAACTTCACCCTCGACGGCATCAACGGGCTATCCGTCATCCAACAGGCGGCGCAGGCCATCGGGCTGAACCAGGCGGCAGAGAAGACGGCCGCCGTTACCATGCGGAAGGGCACCCGCCCGACGGTGGTTATGGAGATTCCCAACCAGTTATCCCCTCAGCAGCGTACCGACATCCGGAAGGCATGGGCGGAAACAAACGGCGGGACGGAGAACGCCGGTCAAATCGCCATCGCTGAAGCCGGTACTAAGCTCCTTCCGCTATCCATGCCGACCAGCGACATCGAATTGCTAGCGCAGATGGCTGCCAGTGACGAAAAAATGGCGATGATGTTTGGCGTTCCGCCGTCCATGCTCGGCATCACCACGAAGACCACCTCCTGGGGCTCGGGCATTGAAATGCTGAAGCAAGGCTTCCTAGACTTCACACTCGCCCCCGGCCTAAAGAACCACGAGCAAGCCTATGAGCGCTGCCTACTGAAGCAGTCCGAGCGCGAGTTGAGCATCAAGCATAACACCGCCGCATTTATGCGAATGGACTTGCTGAAGACCATGCAGGCGTTCCAAATTGCCATCAAATCGCGCGTCTATAACCCCAACACGGCACGCGGATTCCTGGACCTCAATCCCTACGATGGCGGCGACGAATACCTCGCCCAGATGCAGGACTTGCCGATCCAAGCGGCACTCGAAAATACACCCGGAGGCGGCGATGGACCGACAGCTTAGTTTCAAAATCAAGAGCGTGACGGAAGCCGGGGAAATCGAGGGCTACGTTTCCATCTATGGAAATAAAGACCTCAACGGCGACATCGTAGAGCCCGGTGCTTTCACGAAGACCCTACAGGAAAGCGGCGGCGAAGTCGTGCTACTCCTGCACCACGACCGGACTCGCCCAATTGGCACCGCGCGGCTCACCGACGACGCCAAAGGTCTACGCCTTAATGGCACCATTGAAACCGATTTGCCCGATGGTAGCCTCGCTCACCGGCAAGCCATGAAAAAGATGCTGAAGGGCCTTTCCATCGGCTATCGCACGGTGAAAGAAATGTGGGACGACGCGACCAAGGCATACCGGCTGTACGAGGTAAAGCTGTTCGAGGCTTCCATGGTGACTATCCCCGCCAACCCGCTGACGCTGATTGAATCCGTCAAGTCGGACGCCGAGTTTATCGCGCGTGCCGGTGAAGACATTAAAGCGGGCCGCACATTGAGCGCGGCAACCCGCAAGCGGCTGGAATCAGCCGTTCTCGATATTCAGGCACTTCTAGCCGAGGCCGACGCCCTGGAGGAAGCCGCCGACGGCGACAAGCACGCCACCGTGGCCGAGCCGCTTCTGCACTCGATCCGCGGCCTCACCGCTATTCTTCGCGCGTAACAGGCGCGAGACACCAAAACCACGAACCACCGCCACAAGGCGGAAGGAGTATCTATGTCTGCTGAAATTCAGAAGACCGTTGAAGACCTGGGCCGCGCCTGGGAGCAGTTCAAGGCGAACAACGAAGACCAGACGAAGGCCACCGCGCGCGGCGTGTCCGCCAGCATCTTCGAAGAGAAGGCCGTCAAGCTGAACGAGCGTATCAGCGAACTGCAAGCCTCGCTCGACGCCATCGCCGCAAAGGCCGCCCGCCCGAGCGAGAACGGCGACACCGCCCGCAACGGCGAAGCCTCGAAAGCGTTCCTAAACTGGATGCGCAAGGGCGAAGGACGCATGAGCGCGCACGAAGTGAAGCACATGAGCGTGGGCAGCAACGACAACGGCGGGTATCTCGTCCCCGTTGACGCCTCCGGCCGCGTGGCGATGAAGGTCTACGAGACGTCGAACATCCGCGCGATCGCGCAGGTGGATACGACCACCTCCGATGCCGTCGAAGGGCTGAACGACAACGATGAAGTATCGACCGGCTGGACTTCGGAAACCGGCACCCGCTCGGAAACCGACACGCCCGAGGTGGGCAAGTGGCGCATCGAGATTCATGAGCAGTACGCGGAGCCGCGCATCACGCAGAAGCTCCTGGACGACGCCGATCTGGACGTCGGTGCCTGGCTTGAGCGCAAGCTAGCCGACAAGTTCGCTCGCACGGAAAACAGCGGGTTCGTGATCGGCAACGGCGTCGGCAAGCC